CTCGCACACTATCGCAACAGCGCGGACTATGAGGATAGTGTCTTCTTCTGCGGACAGGTGCAACCCTGGATCAGTGGACTGACCGAGCAATGGCGCGACTTCATGCAGAATCCGTGGGTGATCGACGCAACGGGCGAGCGGCGCTATACCGGACAGAAGATGTATATCGGCTCACGCAGCCCGATCCTGTTGCCGCAAGGCGCATCGTTCGGTATGGCACAGGCGCAGCCCAACTCACTCGCAAAAGAAGCGATGGAGCACAAAGAGATTCAGATGATTGCCGTGGGTGCTCGCATGATCGAGGGCACGAAGGCAAACAAGACAGCGACGGGGGAGAACAATGATCGTGAGGCAACTACGTCGGTGTTGTCCTTGTGTGTGTCGAATGTGAGCGAGGCATATCAACGGGCCATAGGCTTTTGTGCGCGGTTCTTGGATATGGCCGAAAAGAAAGAGGGCTATGCAGACGCGTTTAAGATACAGCAAGACTTCGTCCAGATGCAAGCCAACCCGCAACTCATGGCAGAACTCACGAAGTCGTGGCAGTCTGGTCTTCTGGCGAAGAATGACGTTCGTGATTTCTTCCGTCGCCTTGGCCTTATTGCTACTGAACGAAGCAACGAAGACATTGAGAAGGATGTAGAAGAAGACGAGCCCTTAGGCACGATGGGGATGCCGGTTCCGGGCGTCCCAGGCGTCACACCGCCTGCACTGGCTGCGACGGCAGCGGCAGCGGCGGCAGCGGGCGGCAAGCCCCCTCCAAACGGCAACGGCGCGGCCGGTCCAGCGATCACGATCAAGCCCGAAGAACGGCGGGCCAAGGCGCGGGCGAGGTAAGGCGTGGGCAAGTCGATCAACATCGAGCTACGTGATGCGCAGATCGACCATGCGGTCGACTTGCGATCCTACTCGGATAACGTCGTGCGGCGCATTATCGCTGCGTTGAATCGTGCTGATGCTGCGTTGTTCTCTGAGCTTGTGCAGAAGCTCGAATACATGACGCCGGAACGCTTCACGGTCAAGCGCTTAGAGGTGCTGCTCGAAGGCGTGCGTGATCTCAATCACAAGGCGTATGCGTCGCTCGATGCAACACTACGTGATGAAATGAAGGGGCTTATCGACATCGAGCTTCAATTCCAAGAGGGCATGCTTGCGCGGAACATGCCGCCATCCATCGAGATCGCACGCATGGACATCAATCAAGTCTATGCGGGCGCGATGTCTAGGCCATTCCAGGGCACGCTACTTTCTGAGGTGCTCAAGGATCAAGAGGCGAGCAAGGCAAAGCTGATTCGTCAGACCATCGCGAATGGTTATGTGCAGAACCGCACGACAGATCAGATCGTGCGTGACTTGCGCGGCACACGCGAGAACAAGTACCGTGATGGGCTCTTCGAAGCCTCACGACGCGAGACGAAAGCCATCGTGCGCACGGCACTGTCACACACCGCACAATTCGCGCATGATCGAGTGACCGAAGCGAACAGGGATATTCTCGGTAACCTACAATGGTTGTCGACCCTGGACAATCGCACGACACCAGAATGCCAAGTGCGAGACGGCAAGTTGTATACGCTAGATCGCAAGCCGGTCGACCATGAATATCCGTGGGGTGCGGGTCCAGGCCGCTTGCACTGGCAGTGCAGATCAACGTATGTGCAACTCACTAAGTCATGGAAAGAACTCGGCGCAGTGGGTGACATCGAAGAATTCGACGTGGGTGATCGTGCGAGCATGGATGGCAGTGTGCCGGGGAAGACAACTTACGAAGAGTGGCTCGGCAATCAATCAGAGTCACGACAGATTCAAGTGCTCGGCGAGAAGCGAGCAAAGCTATTCAACGAAGGCGGCTTATCGCTCGAAGACATGCGCACCGCACGCGGTGAAGAGATCAATCTAGACGAATTGCGCAAGCGCAACGCAGCCGCGTTCAAACGTGCAGGACTATGACATGAATCAAACTGAATTTGCGCAGATGATCAAGAAGCAAGAAGAACGAGCGAAGAACGGACACTTAGCAGCGCTGTTGCGTGAGCAAGTAGATCAACTCGAAGCCGCACACGTTAAGCCATTGAAAGAGTTAGTCGACCGTCGCGACAAGGATCGCAAGAAGCCGGTTTTATGTAGGAGTGCATCATGACAATCTCTCTCTTGTTCCTAGTTGCAGCGTTGATCCTGTTTATCGTTGCGGCAATCGGCGTGACGACGGGCCGCTTGAATCTCACAGCGGCGGGCCTCGCGTGTCTCGTTGCCGCGCAATTGGTGGGGAGGGTAGCGTAATGCCGCTCAAGAAGTCGACCTCGAAGAAAGCGCTCGTGAAGAACATCAAGACCGAAGTGAAAGCGGGCAAGCCGGTGAAGCAAGCCGTCGCCATTGCCTACGCGGTGAAGCGCAGGGCAGCGGCGAAGAAGGCCAAGCGTTAGTGTCGTGTCGCTGAAGAAGTCGACCTCGAAGATGGGCGGCATAGGCCCGAATGCGGACAGGCTTCTGCCTGTGGTGTTTGGCGAGTGCCGTAACATCACGCCAATACTGCACAACCCGGTTCAACTTACCTATGCTGTGCATCGCAAGGCAGCGGCGGCGAAGCGCAAGCGTTAGCCTTCTTTGAGCTTCAGGCGTGCGTCATCGGGCTCTAGGCGACTGATCTCGGCGTCGATGGTGCCCAGGAACACACCGAAGCTATCGACGCTCATAGGCTCATCGTTCGCGATCAAGCGCAGCATGCGCCGGTAGTTGCGTTCGCTCATGCGATAGAGCGCGAGGTTGTTCGTGACGTATCTCATGTGCGATTGCTCCTGCCGGTGTGAATGAAGCGCTTTGCTTCTTCTTTCTCTTCGAAGCGGTACGCGGACCACTTCTCGAAATCGTCGAACGACATGCGGCCGGACCGCACAGCGTCGAATGCTTGTTTCTCGCCCATGCCGACCCAATAGGGACGCTCGGCGATGTTCTTCATCATGCCATCGAATATCTCGCCTAGCATGTCCTTAGGCCATCCAGGGTAATCAGCCATTCGTTGTCTCCAAGTAAGTGTTAATCGCATCGCGCAACTCGATGAGTCCTGCGCGATCTAGTTGTGCCGTCGCAATCATGTTGCGATGCTTGCCGCCGCCCCATTTGGCAGTGCCACACCGCACGCGGATTTGCACAGCGCAGTGAAACGGCATGTTCGCAAAGACCCGCACGACGGGCTCTTCGATCATGTATTGTTCACCGATCTCGTGGAGGTCGGCGCGGCCAGTGACCTTGACCATTGCGTATTCACTCATGTTGTTCCCCTTCGTCCTTTGACATTTTCTTCGCGATCTCTTTCATCGCGTGCCGCACTTCGAGTTGCGTGCCATACATGCGGAACGCACCGGCCGGATGGTTCACGTCCCAGGCGTCCGCAGGCGCGGCCTTTGTGGCCTCGTAGATGTCGCCGTTGTCGGCAGTGTAGGTGATGATGATCTTCTTCATGATGATTAGATGTCCAGGCCCGAGACAGTGCCCTTGCCGTCGCACGCGAAGCACACACCGGCTGCGACGTGCGAGAAGCACCTGATCCAACCGGCACCCATGCACCGGCCGCAGCGCATGACACCGGCAGCGGTGCGCTTAGCGGCGCGAGCGGCGAGTACCGCCTTGACAGCGGCGCGGGCTTGATCTTCGCCGACTGCCCAGGACCAGAACGCGTCTTTCTGTTCTTGCGTTTCTTCGTAGTAGTGTGTCATTTCTGTCTTTCTGTTGGTGAGCCTGAATTATAGCACCGCTACAGCGTAACGGTGCACTTTATTTTAGGGGTAGAGGTAAGTCTCTTCCAGCGCTGCCGCCCAGCCCTTCGGCGTGAACACGCGTGAGCATGCGACGCCGAAGAGGTCGCGTGCTGCGATGACGCGGAAACCGGCGATCTTCAGGGCTTCGATGACGACAGGATCGAGCGTGGGCACGTTGGCGTAGCCGTTGTTGCCCATTTCGGCTTCGGTCAGCGCGAAGAAGATGGAAGAAGTTTGTTCGGGAGTGTAGATCGTGGTCATTTCTGTCTTTCTGTTGGTGAGGCTTGATTATAGCACCGTTATTCCGTAACGGTGCAACTTATTTTTAGGCTGCGATGATCGCGAGCTTCTTGACTTTACATGCGGTGGTCGGCACGTATTCGGCCATTTCGCCATCCCAAAATTCATGACGCTCGGCGGCTTCATTGTCGTACACGAACTTGATGACGTGCCCGGTGAGGTGCGAGCGGATCGAAACTTCGGTCGGCAGTTTGCGCATGCCCAGGTCGGAGAGGCTAGCGGACAGCAGGCCGGTTTGTTTGTTGAAGGCGAACTTGTTGAGGTCTTGCATTTCTGTCTTTCTGTTGGTGAGCCGCTAGTATAACCCGTTATCGCGTAACGGGCGGCAGGATCAAGAATATTTGCGATGAATATTTGCAACAGCTTGTTGCGCGATCTCGACGACACGCGTCGTGTCGACGCTGGCGTCCTGATTGGCGATCCACTGAGCGACGGCACCGAGTTCCAGGCTGCACAGGATGTGCGCCGGTAGGCTAGCCCGGTGGGGCTTGCTGGCTTTGTCAGCGATGCCCTCGACGCGGGCCAGAGTGCGAAGGTTGCTCATGCTGCCACCTCGCCACCGTCGATCAAGAGGGCTGCGATCTTTGCGCGAGCGGCGGCGCGAGCATCTTCCCACAGGTGATAGGCCGGATCGTTGAAGCCGCGCAGCATGACGATATAACGTGTGCAGCGGGCGACTTCTTTGACGAGAGCAGCGTGATCTTCGCTGACCCATTGAGCGGCCATTTTTGCACCCGTCGCGCTATCGCTCACGGCGCGGCCGGAATATTCGCCGTCGATATACATCACGACTTCGACGGTGTCGCCGCTGATGGTGCCGAGAATTTTGGTGATCTTTGCGGTTTTCATTTCTGCCTTTCGGTTGGTGTGCATGCATTGTAGCACCGTTATCCCGTAACGGTGCATTTATTTTTAGAACGGCAAATCGTCGTCGAGTTCAAGAGGAGCGTAAACCGGCGCGGCGCGGCGAGCCTTCGGGAACAGTGAAGCGGGAAGCAGCGGCTCGGCGACATACCAGCTATCGTATTCATCACCGTCAAGACGCTGATGCTTGCCGTTCACGACGGGACGCATACCGCGATACTCGCAAGCGTCGTCGAGGTCACGCAGGTAAGCGTCAGCATAATCCTTCGACACGATGCCGGTGTCGCAGCATG